ATCGAATTCCACTGGCCCGACAACTCCACGCGCGGGAACAGCGCGCACAAGGAGCTCGTCGACGCCATGGGCGGCGAGATGTCGAAGTGCGTCCTCGGCCAGACCGAGACCACGCAACCGACGAAGGGCGGCCTCGGCGGCGAGAGCTCGAACTCGCAGCACAACCAGGTGCGCAAGGACATCCGCGACGCGCGCGCGAAAGCCATCTCCGAGTGCATTCAGCGCGACGTCGTCGCGTGGATGATTCGCTACAATTTCGGCGAGGAACCGGCGTCGGAATTCCGATTCCTGACCGAAGACGCGGTCGATCTCGTCGCGTTCTCGACGATGATCAAGAATTTGCGGTCGCCCGGCGCGACCATCCGCATCCCGGCAGCGTGGGTGCGCGATCAAGTCGGCATCCCTGAGCCTGACGAGAACGAAGAGCTCGTCGGCGAAGGCGAAGAGGACGAGGACATCCCGATCGACGAGGCGACAGGGCTTCCGAAAGAGCCCGACGCGGACGTCGAAAAGCCGGACGCAGCGGAGCCTGAAGAGGCGACGAAGCCCGACGGAAAGTGACCATCATGGACCTCGTTACGCTCGGCATGTCCGTGCGCGCAGTGCGCGCAGAGACTCGCGAAGCCGACTTCATCGCGTCGACCGATGCGATCGACTCGTACGGCGAAAGCGTCAAGCAGAACTGGCGCCTCGAGCGCTACGCGTCGAACCCGGTCGTGCTCTACGCACACAACTCGCGCGAGCTCCCGATCGGCAAGTCGCTCCGGACCGCCGTAAAAAACGGCGCGCTCGAGTGCACGATCAAGTTCGCGACGGCGGACGCGAACCCCGAGGCGGAGAAGGTCTGGAAGCTCGTGCAGCAGGACATCCTGCGCGCGGTCTCCGTCGGCTTCTATCCGCACACGGTGACGCGCGAACTGCGCGACGACGTCGAAGTGTACGTGCTCGACGACAACGAACTCATGGAGATCAGCGTCGTGCCGATCCCCGCAAACCCCGAAGCGCTCGCGAAGATGCGCGCGCGAGCCATCGCGAACGCGACCCCGAAAACGGAGACGACTGACATGGACATCAAGCAACTCGAAGAGAAGGCGAACGCTGCCGAGACGCGCGCCGTCGCCGCGGAGAAGTCCCTCGCGGACCTGACCGAGAAGCATGCGCAGCTCGAGACCGAGCACGGCAAGATCGTCGAGGCGCTCGGCGAGGCATCGCGCGCGCTCGACACCGCGAACGTCGAGCTCACCGCTCTGCGCGCGACCGAGAAGGACGCGCAAGACAAGCTCATCGAAAAGACCGTCAATGACCTCGTTGGCGTGAAGCTCCTGCCGGCGGAGAAGGACGAGTGGCTCGAGCTCGCGAAGTCCGACATGGTTCGCTTCGAAAAGCTCATGGCCAAGCGGCCCGAGCTCAAGATTCTCGGCGCGTCGCCGATCACGACAGAGAAGACGCCGAACGAGAACACCGCCGCGGCGGACCCGAACGGCGACGACCTCGCCATCGTGGCGGCCAAGGAAGCCGACAAGCTCGCGCTCGAGGACTGAGCGCACACCACAACCCTTTCACGCGCGCGTGTAGCGCGCTTCTCGGAGAATCCACATGGCTACTCGCGCAGATTTCGATCTCAAGAATGCGATCGTCAAGACGTACTCGATCAAGAGCGGCACCGCGCTCGTCAACGGCAACCGCGTGCGCTTCGGCGCCTCGGACACGGAGGTCGATCTCACGTCTGGCGTCGGCGACGACACGTGCATCGGCACGGCGTCGATTCCGTCCGGCACGACCCTCACGGGGAACGCGGCCGGCTCGGTCCTCGTGCAGGTCGTTCTCGACTTCGTCGCGATCGTCCCGATGCTCGTCGGCACCGGCGGCTCGACGCGCGGTCTGAAGCAGGTGAACGCGGCAAACGGCATCACCGACGCACCGACGAACGGCGGCGGCACCACGTCGCGTCCGCTGCAGGGCGTCGCGCTTCAAAGCGGCGTCGTCGGTGATCTCATCGGCGTCGGCATCTGCCCCGGTCGCAGCGTCTCGGCCTGACCCATCGGGCGCGGGGTTTCGCGCCCTTTCATTCCCGCGCTACTGCCTGACGAGCATGTGCTCGATTCGGGCTGGGAGCGCTTTGTCCAAAACGGAAAAAGCCCATGAACATCGTGCAAAGCGCTCTCGCCTCTGACGCGGAAGTCGTCAACAAGAGCATCCTCAAGAAGCAGAAGAAGTTCGAGAACTACCTCAAGGCAGTGAAGGACATGTGCGAGGGGACGAACCCGTCGCACAAGGCGATCGTCGACAAGGCGAACGCTGCCATGCGCCAGAAGTTCCTGACGCCGGGCGCGGTGCACGTCGACGCGACGCTCGCGTCCATCAGCGTGCAGTACGCGAACGAGGAGTACATCGGCGACTCGCTGATGCCCGTCGCGACGGTCCCGAAGCTGAGCGACGTGTACTTCAAGTACGACAAGCGCTCGCGCCTCGCGTACCCGGATGACTACGTCGGCGCGCGCTCCTCGCCGAACGAGATCAACGACTCGCGCAGCACGGACAACTATTCGTGCCGCCCGTACGCGTTCAAGAACTACATCGACGCGCTCACCCTGGCGAACCAGGACGCGCCGCTCAACGAGATGGTGGACCTCGTCCAAGCCATCGCCGAGGGCATCGCGTTCCGTCGTGAGCTCCGCATCGCCTCGGCGATGACGACCTCCGGCAACTACGCCAACGGCAACACGGTTTCCCTCGCCGCCGGCTCGCGCTGGGACACGGCGGGTGGCGGCAACCCGATCAAGGACATCCAGACGGCCGTCGCTGCGCTCTGGAACGGTCGCGGCGCCACGAAGAAGGTCGGCTTCTGTGACCTCGACACGTGGAACGTGCTCGCGCGTCACCCGATGATCCTCGACCTCTTCAAGTACAAGGACGGCAACCCCGGTCTCGCCATGCCGAGCATGGTCGCTCCGTGGTTCGGTCTCGATGACATCCTCGTCGGCAAGGCGCGCAAGGACACGGCGAACGAGGCTCAGACGGCATCGTACGCCCGCATCTGGCCGAACTGCTTCGGCGTCGCGCGCGTCGCGAGCTCGCCGAGCATCCGCACCGCGGCGTTCGGTTACACCTTCCGCTTCGGCCAGGTCCTCACGGACGAGTGGTTCGATCCGTCGCTCGGCACGCAGGGCGGCTATTACGCCCGCGTCTCGACGAAGGAAGACCACAAGATCGTCGCGAACGACACCGGCTACCTCATCCTCACGCCGATCAACTGATGGGCGACAAGGAAGAGAAGGCTTCGCAGGAGCAAGGGGCGGCCGACGCTGCCCCCGCTCCGGCAAGCGAAGCGAAGACGTCGGCGCCCGCGCGTCGAAACGCTCGCCCCGGCGCACCGCGAACCTCGGCCGTCGACACGACGTCGGCGCCGAGCTCGACCTCGAGCGACGAGACGCCCGCGAAGACTTCGGCGCGCGCGACGCGACCGCATCACACGATCTGCAAGGTCGTCGGCATGCCGGTTACGGCGCCGTGCGAGGGCTCCGGCGGCTCGAAGACGTACCACCCCGGCGACGTCGCCGAGTTCGCGGACTCGGACATCCTCAGCCTGCCCGAACTCCTCAAACCCATCGAGGAATGACATGACCGTCGGCTACCTGATTGCGCAAGACCTCGTCGACGCGATCAGCGAGCCGACGTACATGTCAATCTTCGACGACACGAACAGCGGCGTGCGCAACACGGTCGACGCGTCTTCGGGCGTCGTCAGCCTTATGCGCCGCGCGCACGCTCGAGCAGTCGCGCTCCTGCCGCGCATCTACGCGAAGTTTCCGCCGGAGAATCCCGCGGGCATCCCGACGGGTAACGACAACATCCCGATCCTGCTCAAGGATCTCGAGGTGCAAATCCTCGTCGCGTACGCGTGCGAGCGTCATCCCGAGCTGATGAAGACGTACGGCATCGCCCCGACGGGCGTTGAGAAGTGGCGCGAGTTCGCGAAGGACATCGCCCAGGCCGATCTCATCATCGCGCCGACGGACAACCCGCCGGAGCCGAAACCGGCGAACGTCGGTGGCGTCGTCGACTCCGGCCAGAGCGGGCAGAACTTCACGAACCCGAACATGCAGCCGCCGCGCACGTTCGCGGATGGCACCGGCGACTTCTGATGTTCAAGCTCGATCTCGACGACTCCTCGTTCGTCGCCGACGTCGCAAAAGGGCTCGACGACCTCGAGCACGCCGTCGATCGCGCAGCGTTCAACGCGGGCGACGAGGGCATCAAAGAAGAGCAGCGAAACCACCCGTACACCGATCGCACCTACAACCTGTCAGCATCGGCGCACGTCGAGCCGGCGCAGGATGGTGAACCCGGCGTCGACATGGTGTGGCCCGCGAAGAACGAGAAGGGCGTTGCGTACGGCGAGTTCGTCGACAAGGGCACGTCGCGCTCGAAGCCATATCCCTTTACGCCCATCGCAGAAGAACGCGCCTCGCAGGTTCTCGCGTACGACCTCGCGAACGCGGTCGACGACTTCAAAGACAAAGCCAGCGGGTGACCCATGGCCGACACGCTCGGCAACGTACAGATCCCCGCGAGCGCGTCCGACTCGCCGCTCGGCGATCCGACGCTGGGCATCCTTCTGCAGTTCTTCAAAGCGGCGCTCACGGCATCGCTGACGAACGTGTGGGCGGTCGCATGTCCGAACGTTCCGGTCGTGAAGACGATCGACGCGCGCGACCCGGAAGACCTCTCACTCACGACGACGGAGCTCCCCGGACTCTTTCTCGATCGCGACGGCTACGACCCGATCGTGTGGCAGTCGGCCGACTACAACTTCGTCCCGTCACGTCTCCGACTTTGGTGGGTGCTCCCACGACTCGAACTCAAGTGGCGCCGGCAGCGAAGCAACATCGTCCACGCGGCTACGGCCGGCCTGCTCTTCGCGAACTACTGGACGGGGCGTGTCCCTGGTCTCGTGTTTCCGGGCGATGACGATCCTGTCGCAGCGACGAAGGGCTCCCTCTTCACGAAGTTCGCGAAGCTCTGGTCGATCAACTTCGGCAAATCCGGACCCGACAAGCTCAAGCTCGACGTTGACGGCAAGAAGCAGGTCTTCGATTGCGTCGTCTGGAACATCGTTTTGGGCGAGAAGCTCGGCGAAGACTCGTCGCTTCACGCGAAAGCGCTCCTCGGTCTGCAGGATTCGATCGCGAATAGCGGTCTACCGCTCGTTTTCGTCGGCGTCCGAACGATACCCCTCACCGGCATGCTCGGCACCGCCTCGTCGATGCCCGGCTCGCTCGAGCCTGGATACACCTGATGCCCACCGAGAAGTTCTCGAACACGGCGACGTCGACGCTCAACGCCAGCATCGGCAGTGGCGACACGACCCTCGTGTTGGTGTCGGCCGCGCTGTTCCCGGCGACGCCGCAGTTCCGCATCAACGTCGAAGGCGAGCTGATGCTCGTCACGGGGGTTGCCGGCGGCACGCTCACGGTCACGCGAGGCATCGAGGGCTCCACCGCCTCGGCGCACCTAGCGGGCGCACCAGTCGTACAGATTGTCACTGCGGGCGCGATCACGTCGGCGCTCGCCGGCAGCATCTCGCGCACGAACGATACGAACCTCGACATCACCGAGACGAGCGGAATCGTCGGGGTGTGGTTTCGCGGCATCAGCGCTCCGCGAACAGGCAAGCTCCCAGCATCGCCCACCGACGGCATGATCGTCGAGATCGTCGACGAAGACGGATCGCTCACGGCGGCACATACGTGGACGATCGACGGCAACGGCAAGAACATCGTCAACAAGAGCGCAGCCGCCGCGACGCTCACGCTCAACAACGTTACGGGTGGCGCGTTCGTCGTAGCGCGCCTTCGTTTCAGCACCGCAGCCAACGTCTGGAAGGCAAGCCTCGCATGAAAGTTCGTTCGAACCCGAAGCACTCGCCGGCTCCCGTCGAGCATCCGTTTTTGCGCGGCGTCTACGTCGGCGCGACGTTCGCTCCGACGAAAGAAAAGCGCTTCTTCGGCGGC